CATCCAATACTTGTTCGTTGGTTAAATTAGCCTCTATGAAGTCCACAAAGCTTTCAAAGCTATACTCAGGAACTACATCCTTTATCAAACAATTGTTGTAATAACCGCTATACAAAATATGAGCAATCCCAATCTCGTTTAGCTCATTATTTGAATAGGCTTTACCTTCTACGAATTTATCTGAAAGGTATCTAAAAGATGCCATTCCAAATTTTAGTCCAAGTTTAGTATCGTTAATAGTAATAGTAGTATAATTCATAATTAGGCAGTTACATCAACAATTCCGGTAGAAGTTACAGTACCAGAGAAATTGATAAATTCAGTAGTAGATTGGTTAAGAGTAAGAGAAGTGATATATCCAGTAAACTGATGGTAGTAAGCAGCACCAGCACTTGAACCACTAACAACAGGGTTCTGAACCCTAACTGCAACAAGAGTTTTACCAACCATAGCAGCAAGCAAATCTTCGTAAGATACTTGCGATACGCTTGGAGAAACTTCACAAATTGCATCAAAGTCAACACCCATTGTTGCATCGGCAACTGATGTCAAAGGCCCACAATTTGTTTGCTCGGTGGTGGAATCAACAGTTGTATTAACTGAAGATGTACGCAGACAAACGAGATTCTTATATGATGAGCCACCAGCTACATCCATCTCTACGTTCTGCAATGATCCTAAAATCTGTCCCATTTTATTCTATTTTTGAATTATTGAATTGTTGATAATAAGTATTTTTCTATTGATGAAGTTGTTTCCTTCTTGCATCGTTAAGTATCTTGATGATGTTCTTGCTGTGGCATATATCTGAAATTCAGCATCGCCCATATCTTTCACACCAGTAGTAGGTATTAACAAAGTTAAGATTTGGTCAGCAATATCATCAATTATTGCATTATTTCTTGTCATATATTGTTCGCTAAATATATCAATTACCACATCCGCACCAGATACGAACAATTGGTTGTTGTTGTCAGCCGTTTCAGTTATATCACCAATAATGACATAATTCTCTGGAACTGTTGAAAATGAATCATTCCCATAAACAGGAACATTCCTACCATTATAGGAAATATTGCCATTTAGTATTGACAAGTATTGAGTTCTTATATTATTGCTACAATCTTTCATCCTTATCTAACACTTGTTTAATGTTGTTTTGTAAAGTTACTAAACCAGGCATTACGCTTGGATATAAATATGCATTACATGGTATTCTTCCCTTTCCAGTTTTATAGTATTCTCTTGCCAATTTCTGCCATGATGGTTCTTTACCAGGGTATTCTGCAAAATATTTACCCGTTCCGAACTCAATATAAGCAGCCATTGGGTCGTTGCCATAACCAGCAGCAATTTCATAAACAAAAGGTCTAACCTTAGTTGACCTAATTGATGCCCTTATCTCTGGATTGTCAGCACTAAATATACCTTTTGATACGGTTACCATCATCTCAGTTCCGGCAGCCATTTCCATATCAACCTCTTGAAGCCTATCATCAGCAGCAGCTTTTAATGCAGCTATTGTTTGCCTCAATCCTTTAATATCTATATTTAATGCTCCTGCCATCTATATAACAACTTTCTTATATTGATGATAGTTCAAACCATCCCAATTTGGATATTCTTTCAATTGACCTGCCTTGGCATCCCCTTGGAACTTCTTACCCCTATTCTCATAAGACCAAGCGGTTAAAGTAAGAATGTCGGTAGCCAAATCCTCTGGGATTGAAGAGAATCCACATTGGTACTTTATGACATAAATACCAGGTGTATATAACCAAATCTTACCACCAATTACCTCATACTCATCATTCTTAACCAAAGTATCGTAAGTATTAATACCTGACTTCATCTTCACCTCATCAACGCAAATCAATGGCCCATAAGGAACATCAAGAATCCAAAAGCCTTGGCTCTGTGGTGTCAACTCTACATTTATCCTTACTGACTTGTTAACCAATGAACAACCGGTCAACTTCTCAATATGCACCCTCGCACCATTTACCAATGACTGAATAAGGTCATCATCGGTATCATAATTCGTAATACGAAGCCAATTCTTCGCATCAGTCAAGCTAACTGGTTCTACAACCGTATCAGCCAATATTGTTATGCCGTCTATATATGTCATCTTTAACTATATTTATTAACACTTTCTCTGAACCAACTTTCAAATTCATCAAGCGTTTTTCTCGGATCAAGTTCCCTTGATCTTGTTTTCGCTTTTCTTGATGCCCATGAATAGGTTTTTTTGTCATCCAACTTTGCAATCGCTTCAACCCACTCTTTAACATTATCCCTATTTTTGATAAATATACCACCTTTTTCACAATTTTCCTTCAACCCTGGAGTATCTGTGCATATCACCGGAATCCCACTACACATTGCCTCAGTTGCAGTCCTTCCCCAACTTTCGTATTTTGATGGCATTAGTAATATCCTTGTCTGTGCATACCATTGCTTAATATTAGGCGAATTTGGCACATATCTCACATTTGGCAACTCTTGGGTTATTTGTTCATCATACGACCCTAAAACGCCTAAAAATGACTTATGTGGCATTGCCCTTGCAATCTCCGCAAATATCTTACCGCCTTTGTTCTCGTTTAAGTTTATTAAAGTGATATATTCTGACTTCTCTGGTTCATTACCTACATCATAGTAATTGTAGTCTACTGGCGGAGTCAGTATAAAATTACTAAATTTATAATTCAAAAGGTCTTTTAACCACTCCGAATTGTAAATTATGTGCTGTTTCTTTTCAGCATCTATAATCTCAGGGTACGGATGACTATTGTGAATCAGATGGAATACTGGTTTTTTATAAAGTTTAGCAGTATGAATAGTCCACCTTGTGTAATCCAAATGGGTAAAAACAGCATGGCTCCATCTAAATAAATTCTCAATTACATTTGGGTTTGGAGAAATGTGATGAATCATCCATTCCGCACCGCAGTTATGCTCTGGAGGGTAAAGATGGACTGAGGCAATTATATTCATAATTTTAGTATTATATCCGCACCTACAATTTCTCCTTTGTATTGTGGATATTTAATTAGTAATTCAGTATAAAAAGTATCACTTATGTAGTGGTTCTCAAATTTAAGTTCTTTTACATTATACTTATCCAAATCAATTGTATTTAATATCCTCTCATCGCATCCCTCCGTATCAATTTGTAAATAATATATATCATTTATATCATACCATTTGCAGAATTGGTCAAATGTTATAGCACTTATTGCTATTGTTTCCATAATATTTTTAGGTACTTCTTTTAAATATTTATTTAAAGGAACACCATTTTCAACCAATGAACTACATCCATCTAAGAAAGAACCTTTTGGTAAAAACTCTGGTTTCACAAATGCCATTTCAACACTTGCATCATTATCCGAAATAAAAAAGTTGTAAGCATTTGCATTTGACAATTGCTTTACATTCTCTTTTAGTCTATCAAAGTAGTAAGCTACTGGTTCAATGAAATATGCTTGATAATCCGTTTCATCTTTTAGTCTATCAAATATATTGTCATGGCTTACGCCATCCATCGCACCAATTATAATATAATTTTTCATAGTATTTTATTAAAAAAAAGGGGTGGCAAGAATACCACCCCCGATCATACACTTTAAAACAATCAAACAAGATATTAGATAGCTCCGTAAACTGAAGCAGTAGGTTGGAACTGAAGAAGTTCGCAACGAGCTTCACAACGGAAGGTAATCAAGTTCTTGATGAAGTCATCCTGATCAAACTCAGTAGAACGTACATTCAGACCAGATTGTTGAGCAATGGCGTACTTAGAAGTGTCCATTACATAAATCTTAGATGCAGTTACCAAAGAATGAGGGATAACAGGAATACCTACGATTCTTACATTACCATTGTTGTCAATAACCATTCCACCAGGAAGTGAATAGTCACTTGGCTTGGTTTTCAACATAGCAGCCCAACCAGCATGAGTTGTCAAAGCGAGGTTAGGAGTCCAGTTCAAAGCACCAAGTTGAGCAACGTAATCAATGAACTTCTCAGCGGTGTTAGCACCAGAAGAAACACCAGCAGTTGCACTTGAAGCAATAGCGTTCAGATAATAAGTATCTTCTGCCTTTTGGAAATCTTCAATCAAAGACTGCTGAAGATAAGCTTGCAAGAATGGCAAGTCATCAATCATTTGGCGAGAAACTTTAGCGTAACCAGCGATGAATGACAGAGCAGTGTTAACCACTGTTACATCATAATCAACTTGTGGCTTATCGCTACCTTCAGTTTGCTTACCGAAAGAACCTTCACCAACTGGAGTGTTACCACGAGGGAAAGAAACAGAACCGGTAGAAACAGGGATGATGTTGAAAACTGAACGAAGATGAGGGTTAACATAAGACCTCAAATAAGCGTTGTCAACATAAGAGGTGTAAACAGAACCAGTCAGGTTAGTACCGATGGTCATTGTTTGTACAGCCTTGGCATCCATTTCGTAGATGAAACCTTTACCATTTCCGCGAGCAGCAGATTTGATGTCGTTCCAACCTTTCTCAATTGCAGAACCAATTTCGTTCTTAATGTTCATGATATGCTCACCATAAGAAGTTGCAACTTTTGCAGTTTCTTTAGCTTGCAATTTTCCGAACTGAGCCTTAGCTTCAAGAACTTCGTTCCTTGCTTCAGCAGCAGTTTTGTTAGCTTTAACCAACTCTTCGTTGATTTGCTCAATTTTAGAATCAAAAGCCTTTGCAGCTTTCTCGGTGTTGGCAGCAACTTCTGCCTTCTGCTCGGCGAGTTTCGCATCAAGAGCAGATTCAAACTTTTTTAAATCTTCCATTTTACTTAAATTTAGAATTTGTTTAATATTGATATTAGTGATTGCTCAAACTCCTCGGTGTTCTTTTGCTGCATCGGTGTTTCATCAACTGCCTTTGTGCTACTCGCTTTCTCTATCGTTTGTGCCAATTGCCTTACCTTGATAAGACATAGTTCTATTGTTTCATCGGTAACATCGCTGTTCCTTATAAACTTCTCAAAGCTCTTAATTTGTTCTTGCATTTTAATAACATTGTCAGAACTTTTTATCCCCAAAATAGGTGTATATTCATTTGCACCCCATGCGGTAAGGCTTGAACCCTCATAAAGCATCACTTCATGTATCTCATTTGCTTCTGCTGACTTTTGCTCTCTGAGAATCCTAAAACCGATAGAATGTTCACCAATTAGGTCACTCTCAACCATTTTGATAAAGTCTTGACCAAGCCTATGGCTTCCAACTTGTGAACGATAGAATAGACCATATCCATCTTCTTTCAATTCCAATATTTTACCAAGAGGTTGGCTCGGATCATGGTTCAGCAAATGCTTTACCCTTCCTTTTGCCTCTGGCCCCCAATCTTGGATAGAACGCTTGAAAGCACCTGGCATCATTATATCGCCATCGCTATCAACCATTCCAAATGCACTAAAATAACCACTTACGATTCCTTGCTTTGAGTCAACATCTTTTACGTTGCCATCAAATGATTTGTAATTGTATATCATACTTTTTTTATCTATTTGTTCTAAATTTTTCTCATCATCATTGTCCTCATCCTCTTGTGCAAGGTATGCAACATAGGCTCTCTCGGCACTTGACCTTGACCTATACATACACTCACCATCTCCTATCCTAAATGTACCATCACCGCAACTATATATCGGCATAATTATCGTTTTAATATTAATCTACCATTTGCATCACGCTTTGGTATAAATCCAACTGTACATCTGCAATTTATAGTAAATCCTTTCGGACTTTTAGGATCACCAGGTATGTCTGCCACAACCGGCCTCCCAAGTTTGTCAACACTTGTGAATTGCTCATCAAATGCTTTTATCTGCCCATCCATATCCCAATGGTCATAAGACTGCTTGGGTATTCTCCTCGTTCTGCTATCCCTTGTCGCTATCCATATCTTATCAACCAAGAACTCATGCTTACTTGCACCAACATAGGCAGCGTAATTGCTCGCCCTCATCACCTCAGTCCTTGCTATTCTCGTTGCCCTCATCTTTGCATATCCCAACTCCTCATCCTCCATTATCATCTTTGCTATCTCATCACTACTCAACCCCTCTGCTATTCCAAGTGAAATAATCGTGTCAATCTTAACTTTAGTAGTATTGGTCATGTTGGCAACCAATTGCAATCCAAATT